TATGCCGTCTCCAGCGGTGGGGTCCACCTTGTAGCCAGACGCCCACGCAACGGCGGCTGCCGTGCTGGACGGTCCGCAGTCGTCAAGGATGCCGCCCTTCTCAACGTGGTCGAGCTGCGACTTGACCTTGAACTTCATTCGCCGATCTCTTCCTTGATGTGTGCAGCAAGTGCGAGTCCAGCCTTCTGGTAGTCGAGTGCCGCGCTGATCGGGTGACCAGCGGTGCAGCCCTCGCTGTAGTCGTTGCCGTTGTCGCCACGCTTCCAGAGCGTGCCGCCGAACGCGCTTGCGTCCTCGCTTGGCACGAGTGCAACCCACTCGCCTGGCGCGGTGTCAATCCGCGTCCAGCCCTGCTCCTTGAGTTCCCTGCGGTGATCTTCGGTTGTCATTCTTTCCACCTCCAGTATCCTGTCGCCACCCAGATGATTGTCATCAAGGCGAACAGCGTTGCCATTGTGCTCTGCGTCTGACCCTCTGGCAGTACGACTACCGCGAAGAGCAGACCGAGGATCGTCCACGAGCCTCCGACCAGATCGTTGATGATGTTCCTAAGCACGGCGACCACCCTTTCGGCTTGGCGTATTTCCATTGCCTCCCGCTGGTCCGCCGCCACCAATGTTAGCAGCCGATCTCGCTGCATTTGACGCTGCGGCAGCCACACTTGCAACTTGGCTGGCAATGATTGCGACGGCGACCGGCTGCGCTTCTTCCTTCTCAATCGGGTCAAGGTCTTTGCCGATCTCCGTGATGGCCGCAATGTTGGTGAACACCTCGGTCACCGCTTCGGCAACCGCCTCGACCGCCTCGCCTACATCTGGCAGAGCGGGCTGTGTTGGCTCAGGAGTAGGTACAGGACTGGGATCAGGAGATACGGAAGGAGATGGCGGAACTTCTGTTGGTGCAGGCGTCGGCTCTGGCGTTGGTTCTGGGGTTGGTTCATTGGTCACCTCTGGACTTGGCTCCTCCGTTGGTGATGGTGTTGGTTCGGGTGTTGGTTCTGGCGTTGGTTCAGGCGTAGGCTGAGGCGTCGGACTCGGCTCTACAGAAGGCTCTGGCGTAGGGGTAGGAGCCACGCTAGGGCTGGGTGAAGGTGGTTCTGGTGTCTGGGTAGGGGTGGGCTCAGGAGTCGGCTCTGGAGACGGCGTAGGGCTGCCTACGGCGATTGTGAGGAAGCCGATGCCGCAGCACGAGTCGGTGGATAGCACGCGGAAGCCGAACAGATCGCCTGCGGCCAGCACCACCTCGATGTAGCCGGTGGCTGATTGCGTGTTGCCCTCTGCAAGCGTGAGCCACTCGCCGCCCACGAGATACTGCGGCTTGTCGTAGAACGCGCCGTCGGTCGTCAGGTACGACCAGAGGTACTGCGCCGTCTCAGCTTCTAGTGCGGTTGTGGTCAGGCTGGTCAGCGCGTTCCAGCGCGGCTGCTCAGGGAGCGGATTGTTCGCGCCGCCGAGTGTGACGGAGCCGTCTTCGTTCGTGACGACGGTGCCGTTGGAGTCGGTGCTGAAGTCCCACTCGTCAAGATCGTCAAGCGCGTAGACAGGCTGAACGAATGGCAAGACGATTGCCAAAGCGAGCAGGAGTGCGCGCAACCTCACTTGCCTGATTGAGATTGAAACCACGCCAGAAGCGTGCCGATTCCTCCTACGCCAAGTAGGGCGCCAAGCCCCTTGAGAACGGCAAGGCCGCCCTTCATCTGGTCAATCTCCGCCTTGAGATCGTCAATCTTTGCGGACTGCGCGTCCAGCCGGTCAATGATCGCATCAACTTGGGATCGAGTCATCAGGTGGCTCCGTGGCTTCAGGCTCAGGCAGAACCTCGGACTCGCCTTCAACGATTTCAGGCAAAGGCTCTGGCTGTGGCGGTGGTGCGAATGCGCCATCAGTATACGTCCCGCCAATCCACACGGTTGTGTTTTCGTTGGCAGCAACCACACTTGTGGCACCGTAAAGAAACGCATAGTCCGACAAGAACAGTTGTAGCTGCGCTTCGGTGAGGACGCCAGAGATCACCTGCACAACTTCGCCACTTGCATTTATGAATGCGTACTTCATTTCGTCACCTATCCCACATACACGATCAAGATAGTTCCGTTGCTGCCATTACCGCCTGCGCCGCTCTTAATGTTGATTTTTGCTGCGTTCCAGGTGGATTGTGAGTTCCACGACGCGGCAACCCCGCCACCTCCGCCGCCGCCAGCCCCAGAGTTTGCGGCCGCGTTGCCGCCATCTCCTGCGGTTCCAGTGATTGTCCCAGGTAGGTCGCCACCACTCCCCATTGAAATCCCGCCACCTCCGCCGCCAGCAGCACCGTTTCCTCCAGCGCCACCAGTGACAACGTATTTGGTTCCGAGCCTTGCATACGCGCCAGACCCGCCACCAGCGCCTGCGATCAGCCCGATCGCTCCACCAGCACCGCCATTTGAGGTCAGGTAAGCACCTGTTCCAGGACTAAAGTCTGTACCAATCAGTCCGTTTCCACCAGCTGTACCAGCAGTAATGAAGCTGTTGGACTGATACGGAATGCGGCTAAAGGCCGCAAGCGTTGATGGACTACCCGCGCCAGCAGTGCCAGTGATGCCGCCACCTGCGAACCCTGAGCCGCCAGTGGTGCCGCTAGAACTTTCAACCCCATAGATGCTTGAGGTGACGGTTCCAGACTTTACGCCTGCAATGTTGGAAACAGCAGTAGTTCCACCGCCGCCACCACCTGGCGAAGTCAGATACGTTCCAAATGTCGTGTTGCCGCCAGCAGCGCCAAGATTTCCGTTCAGATTGTTGAACGCCGATGGGCTGGTACTGCCAGCGTTTTTCTCAAATAGCCATCCAGTTCCACCAGCACCGGCTGCGCCGATCCCAATGCTTACGCTGCCGATGTCGCCGACATAGATGTCCTTCGCAATGGCCCACGCGCCTGAGCCACCACCACCTCCGCCATAGGCTTGGCAGGTGATCGCTCCTGCGCGGAGTGAGGACCCACCGCCAGCGCCGCCACCGCCAGCACCCACGGCGATGACTGCAAGAATAGACGTCACGCCAGTTGGCGCAACCCACGTCGTAGATGCGTTGATCTGTTCGGTGATGATAAACGACTGCGAGCCACCGCCGCCCGCAACGCTGGTCGTGAGCAGGAGGCTCTTGATTGTCGCCTTCGCAGAGCCAGTCACTGCGGCTGTCGCGGTCATTGTGAAGGCGAGATCAACGTATTGAGCCGCCGAGTTGATCGCAGAGCCGCCAGGGGTGGTCGTGCCTGCAAAGGACGTCCACGTTGCAGTATCAAGCGCCGTGCCGATGACAGCCGTTGAGAGCGCGCTGCCTGTGGCTGAGTAATACGTCGCAGAGAGCTGCAGATTCCATTCCGTCGTGCCGGCAGCAGTTCCGCTCTTCTCTAGAACCGCGAGGGCGCGCTGGCGCAACGCAAGGTTGTCATCTGTGAGCAGATACGACCGCGTGGTCAGGATGAGCGTGCTATCAACAGCGGCCGTGCCTGGGTCCAGTTCTACCGCCCACGTCTCCGTCGCGCCATCAAAGATCGTCGTCGCGGTCATCACGCCAGAACTTTCGTTCTCGATCGTCCAGTACGGCAATGGGTTGGCTTCATTGTCAATCGCCACGTTTGGATCGGGCGGCGTCAGGTTGAAGCTGGGATTCGGGATGCCATAGATCGCCTGAGATCGAGCGGCAACCCCAAGCGGAGATGCCGCGAAACTAGTGTCTCCGCTGACGACGCTGTTGCCGAGATCGTCAAAAAGCCCAGTGTTTGACTGGGAGATGATGTCCTTGCTTGACCCAATCTGTGCCATTTCTAGTCCTTCCTCGCAACGATGTCCGTCAAGAAGTTCTGTGGTCGTCGGTTGAATGTGATCGTGATCACCTGCATAAATGATCCTGATTCAAGCGTCCAGTCTACTTGCTCAACTCGATAAAGGCCGCTCAGCCCAAGCTCGGCGGAGGTGACGTCAACCCATTGCCCAGGCTTCCAGCCACTCACGAGAGCAAAGGTGGCGGCGCCGGTCTGCGCGTATCCAGAACTAAAACCATTTGCATTGAAAGCCTGCGTGCCAGCTCCCCGCAGTGTGAAGTTGCCAGATAGGAGCGGTTTGTGGCGCTCAAGGAAGTAGAAGCTCGCAGCTTGCGCCGTTTTCTCTGTCTGGTTTTTTACGGCTGTCGGGTAATCAACAGCATCGTCAAACTTTGGCGCACCTGGGCGGTCTGTGAATCCAGCAGACGTATAGGTCTGAACAACTGGAGGGCGAGAATCATTGCTGCTTCCGACATTGAACACCAGCGCCTTCCTCGTATCGTGGTCCCAAGAGACTTCAAGTTCGTATGGCGCGATGGTCGCAGCGGCACTTGTGGTATTCGGGTCACCGGCTCCAGTGGCGATGATCTTGATTGGCGCAGTCGCGTAAGTCGGCTTCGCACCTGCATCGGCCATCCTCCAGTTGAGGCGACCTTGCTGATCAACGTAATAGCGCCGTTGTTTGTTGTCAATGCCGCTAAAGGTTTCAACCAGCGTGTCTAGAGCCGAGCGCAGAGATGAGGTCGGGAACTGCGTACTGAGATTCAGATACTCTGTCCCAGAACCGATAATCTGCGAGGTGTCTGATGTGTCAATCAACCTGCGAAGCGGAAAGTCGTCAGACTTGTATGCGTCGCAGATTGCAAAGATCGCCTCAACTGCCGCCTTCTCTGTCGTGCCTGGCGCAAGAGTGATTGTATTTGCATTATTGCCGCTGATTGGCGAGATGGTTGGCGTTCCTTTGAGTTCAGCGCCTGATGTCGTCCACGTTGACCCAGCATTGTCACCGATCAGCACGTTGAAGGTAGTGCTGCCAGCGCGAACCATCCGATCTTTAGAGAATGTTCCGTTGATTGACTTTGTTGCCTTGACGTTGCTTCCTGTCAGCCCACGTAGGGTCACCGTCTCGCCGCTCTCTAGTCCGACGTATGAACTACTTGTGATGACAACCTGATCCCTGCTTCTTGAACGGAACGCGGCCGTAGAGATTGCCTGCCACTCATTGCCGTTGGCGGCGCTTCCAGCATTGCTGTAGGTAAACGTGCGCGTGGTGGGGGTTGAGGCGATAGTGAACACACCGTTGAAACTTGTGTTGTTTCCGCCGGTGATGCCTGAGATTCTGACTTTTTGCCCAGTCGTAAAGTTGTGGGCGCTGGAGGTTGTAATCGTGGTTGTGTTTGAGGCACGGACCACGCCGCCGGTGAGCGGAGTCGTTCGTGTCCTAGATAGACCACCGAACACCATCAGGCTATCGAGTAGTGCGTTGGGGTCGTCAAAGTCCACGTCTGCGGTTGTGCCTTGTCCAGAGCCCTGCAGCCTCGCCGATACGTTGGTGAGCGCCCCAACGAATCTGACGTCTGACTTGTCTGACGCTGGCGTTGTGCCAGTGTCCTTCTCAATCAGCCGCACTCTTGTCTGGTCTGGCACGAGGAGATACCACGGACCCTCTGTCGGCGTGTCGTCTTGGTTGACCGTAAAGCCGAAGCTCACGCCAGCGCCATCGCCTGCGGCCGACATTTGCAGGCTATCCGTTGGCACATAAAGGGCGCTCAACTTGTTTGCCGCGCTGTAGTTGATCAGCGGATTCAAGAGGTCGTAGGCAACAAATGCGCTAGACGAATCAGCAGTTCCTGCCGACCCAGCGGCTGTATAGGTGAAGGTTGTTCCCGATGTCACGGTCACTGGGAACACGCCGTTCATTGACGTTCCCGCCACACCAAGCGCATCGCCCATTTGGATGTAGGCGCCAGTCGTGACGCCGTGCGCCGAAACGGTGGTCACGGTGACAGTCGATGAGACTCGGACTGCCGAGGAGATGGCGGCTAGGTCAAGCCAAAGTTGAAATGGCGCGGTCGCCATTTAGCGTCCTCCGGTGCGCGTCGTCCCAGCCTTGACGCCTCGTCCAAGTTGCGTATTTACCTTGCTCGTAGCATCTCGCCCGAAGGTGATGTTGTTCTTGACCTGTAGATAGGATGAGCCGCCGCCGCCGCCTCCACCGCCTCCACCCATCATCGGCGTGCCTGTCGCTCGTGGGCCTCCGCTGTAGCCTGCGCCGGCTGCAGCCCTGTCAAGCTTCTGGGTCTTGAGTCCACCGCCCACGCCAATGAACTTGAGTCCAGCCACGATCGCGTCAATGACAAACTTGATTGCCTGAAGTGCCAACTTCAGTGGCGTCAGTGCAATGGTCAAAACGTTGATAGAGCCTTCTCCACTGTCAAAGATGGCGAACAGCTCGCTGAAAGAATCAAACAGTGGTCGCACATAGTTATCCAAGATGTCCGTGAAGATAGGTCCGAGGTCCTCCATCAGTTGCTCAAAGGCAGGCAGAGCCTTCTCGGTCAGGAAGGCAAGCGCCTCATTGACCACTGGGAGCAGCTTGTAGCCAAAGTTCTCAATCGCCTCGTTGAAGCGAATCTGCGCTGCGGCGAACTTGCCGCTCGTGCTGTTGGCGACCTCCTCAGCCACGCCGAGATACTTCTCATCGGCGGCTCGCAGGATGTCCTTGAGCTTGGCGCCCTTCTCAACCTGGATGCCGAGTTGCATCAAACCGCGTGTGCTTCCCAACGCGCCTCGCCCGATGGCGAGCATCACGGTGCTGAGGTCTTTGCCGGTTGCTGCTGCAATGTTGGCGGCAGTGGCGTTTGCCCTGAGTAGGTTCTCCTGATTTTTGAAGAATCGGCTTCCGATTTCTAGTCCATCTCGCACCTGATCGTCGGTAAAGCCGAGGCGGGCCATCGCCTTGATTTGCTCTTCAATCTTGGGATTGAGCGAGTCCATCTCATAGCCTCGCGCTTTGAGAGCTGCGTTCAGCCTGATCGTCTGCTTCTCATCATCTGCCGCAGCCTTGACCGCGCTGGCTGCGAAGGCGACCAGTGCTGCACCGGCTGCAATCGCCGCTGCACCAATAGCCTTGAACGCAGTCCCCGCGACGCCCTGAAGTCGCCCCATTGCCTTGCCGATGTTGCCCATCGGCTTAGTCGCAGCGTCCTTCGCCGCGATTACAAAGTTCGCTGAGCGGTCAGACCCGAATGCCATTTATCTACCTCGCTTGAACTTCAGGATCGTCCTGCGGAATGCGTCGTTGTTGAAGAATGATTCTACCGTCTTCGCCATCGCTTCCATCGCAGTCTTCTGGTGCGCTGCGTTCTTGGAGACTCGCGTGACGAATGGGTTGGCTGGAACGGCCTTGACTGCCTTTGGTCCGTTCTTAGTCTGACGCACGCCGCTGATCCCAGAGGTCACGAACCAGCGATACCACGCTCCACCACTTCCACCATCTCGGCTGCGTCCAGCCCTCGGACCGACCACCGCAGCCGGTGTGCCG